AATGAACATGGTGTAAGTAAATATATCTTGAATTATTTCTGACATACATTTTCTATCTAGTTTATTAGATCTATCGGAGCAGATGAATTTCAAAACTCTTTCGTCTTCTATGTTTATCACAAACATAACATAGATTAATACCACGAAACTCTCCAACATTAAATATCCAAAAATGAAATGTGATATAAAAGTACTGTCATCATCCAATCTCAAAAGTGAGAAATATTTTCCAACAACATCTAATTCCTTAAAAAAATCAAAATATTGATTAGTAATGTATATAACATTTAGAATCATATTTATAATAGGCAAAAGTATCAAATAATTGTTGGGCAATTTAGACATAACTTTCAAACTTTTTTTCAAAAACAAAGCAATTATGAAAGTTATCATCAAATAGGTTATCATTACAAAAAGTACATACGAACCTCTTGACAGAAAGTCCGAACCTAGATCGAAATACAAATACACCATGAATAACATGAAAAGAAAACAAGGAAACAGCATGAGAATATACCTACAGAATGTTATAAGTTCCAGCGTTGTTTCGTGTTTGAACTTCTTTTTCAAATCTTTCATGTAAAATATAAGGATAATATATACAACAACAATAGATACAAATGTTTTGAGATTAAAATAATCGGATAATGAAGAAAGCATATTTATTTATGTTATAATAAATAAATTAAATTATCATGAGTAATTCGAATGATAAAAGTGCATTTAATACAATTATTATGGTATATATTGGTTTCAAAATAATTAGAATGATATTCAGCTACGCATCTTTGTTAATAGCCAAAAACTTTTCAGCACAAATCTACATGGAAAAAGTATTAGTAAACGGCGATAACCCCCCTGCCTTAACAAATCTTTTGTTTCTCTACATCATCGTTGAAGTCATAATGGTTGTTATATTCTTAGGTTTGCTAATGGCAGTTGATCATAGTTTCAAATTGAATATGTTAAATGATGAAGATAATTTATTGACAACATTTATCTTACCCGACTATATTATTAGTGTGATGCTGATTATAAGCATAGGCTCAATTATAGGGAACAAAATGTATATTAAGAAGTATTTTCTGTACAAAGACGACGGTATGAGAGCAATCCGTGCTTATAGCGAGATGATGCTTACCATATCTATACTCGCATCCGTGGTCCCTTTTAATTTTATGATTTCGGGTATTTACAGCACAATTAAAGATAAAGTTTTAAAAGATTGATATAACAATACTAAATAAGATGAAAAAAAAAGAATAAAATATTTTTCTTTTTTGTTCCTTAATTTTGTTGTAATTGATACTGAACAAAACATCATAAAATACGAACATGAGTGTAAGTCCCGTATATATACAAACTAGTCCAACGGCTATAGTTGGTAAAATGGTCACCCAGTCGTTCAACAACTCCATTATATATTTCATGTTTACATTAATGTTTACATTCGATAGTTCCATATCTTTTTTGATGTCTGTTGTAGAAATAGAATAATATGATACAAAAGATATTACCACGATTAAAAGGAATGTTAGACAATATTTCATAAATTGAAGAAAGGTTACTTTGTAATTGATACTCGCTATAAACTTAACAACTTTATAAAAAATGAATCCTACAATGATTAAAATATAAGCCTTTGTTTTTTGTTCGGAGTTGCTAGTTTCATCTATGTTAGTTAGGAATGTAAAAATTTGTTTTATGTAAATGAAAAATAGTGATAACAACACAAAATGCAAACAAATCTCAATAATATACACAAATATAGATAACGCAAACACTAAGGTGGATAACAACACATTTTCCGATTCTTCTGCTTTAGATGACAAATTAGTTTTTGCGTACAACTTATCTATCGATTTGTTCATTTTTTCGTTTATCAACAAGAAGTCGAATAAAGCGTTCACAAAGGTCGACACAAATATTTGTAAACTCGGTGGTAATACGGTGTAAACGTGGGTTTCAAAAAACGACTTGAACTCTAACACAATAGAATTCTTGAAGTCTTGTAAATTCAAAATTAAAACAAAAATCACATTGACAATGAACAAAATATTCATTTCATTGAATTCCATAACAACTTTACATTATACATATAAAAAAGTAAATATAGAAGATGCTATCAAAAAGATAAACACAATATTCGTATCCGTCTTGATCTTCGATTTGTCGTTATCTGTTTTTTTATCTCTAAAAAAGATCAATGCGTTGACGAAAACTAAATTAGATATGAATGATATTATCAAGAATTTAATTATATATTTCATAAACAAATTTGGATTAACAATAAACCGACTGAATTTTGGATGTTTACTTGCTAAAGTTATAAAAAGGGATTGGTGTTGAATATTCGACAATGTTTTCTTTTTCGACAACACAATGTCTATAAAATAAACACTATACACAAATATAAGAATGATGAAAAGCGTGTTTAACAAGTTGTACATAAAAAGCAGTAAGAACTCGTATCGATTGAATTCATATTTGGAATCTTGGTTCTCGGGTAATGCTGTACACTTGCTTAGTATTGGATTGTTTTTGTCGTACTCGTATGCGTAATCAATATATCTATTAAACTGAATATATGACAATAGTGAACCGACTAAATAAAACTCAATCATATTTAACTATATATTAATTTTATTATTTTATAAATTAAAAATGAATACTGATGATATTATCGATGAGATTCAATATCTTAAAAAAAAGACAGTGTTATTGGAAAAACTGTTGAATACAAACCGACAAAATCGATCCGAAAAGAATGCAATGAATGTTACAAAAACGGACGATGCTACATTACTAAATTTAAATAATAGTAACGATGATACATCATTGTTCTCGTTAAAAAAACGCTCTATTTGTTAAACACCTTAAAACTCCATAACACCATCAAAACGCTGAAGGGATACATGAACTTGATGAATATTTCTTTGTTATAAGTGAAATCATTATTTTGTAAATAGGATTTGATTAAGTCACTGAGAACAAAGTGCAAACTAATAGCCAATAAAACAGTGAGGGCTATATTGAACAATTTTAAGACATCTTTCTTTTTGGAAATGAATCTGTCGTAAAGGGGTTCGGAGTATTCTTTTTTATTTAAACTCTTTTGTTTTTCCAATTCCATTTGAAGTTCTCTGATAACATTATCGTTTTGTTGAAATATGGGTAGGATCGGAATTGGTTGATCGTATTTTGGGGGTTCGTTAACGGCGGTTTGTGTTTCTTCTTGTTTAGTAATATGGGGTAATAAATTCTCTTTTTGGTCCATTTTGGTTTGTTGAGTATTGAAATAAGCTGTATCTAATTCAGTTCCGAACATTTATTATTAAATAATATTAAAATAAAATGTCCGTATCGGATACATTTTTAGATTCGTTACAAGATACTGAATTGCTCATTCGGAAGAAAAATGAAATGACGCCTATCATAAAATATGTACAAAAGTTTTTTAAAACGAACAAAATTGTCCTTTATGGTGGAACCGCCATGAACATGTATTTGGATGAGAAAGACCAATTTTATACCGAGTTTGATATTCCAGATTATGATGGATATCATTTCAATGCTGAAGGAAAGTCGGTAAGCTTATTGAACAGTTTGAAAAAATTGCATTATGATTTTTTGATAGTACGATACGCTATACACGACGGTACATACAAAATCTCGTGGACATTCAAAGACATTGCAGATATTACTCAAATGAACAAATTAGAGTATAACAGAATATTGAAGACTAGTCAACTAATCGACGATATGTACGTGTGTAACATCAACTTGCTTAAAGCCAACGCTTATATCGAATTAGCGATGCCAAAAAGTTCGCTGTTCAGATGGTCTAAAGTATATAAACGACTTCGGTTGTTAGAAACTAAACACAAACTTACTAGTAAGTTTAAAGTACAAGGCATGTTTAACGACACATTACCATATTATTTGGAGGATATTGTTGATACATTAAAGAATTTGTGTGTAAAGAAAAAAAATCCTATAGTAGGATTTGAAGCAATAAAATACTACCTAAATATCAAAACCAAAAAAACAAACAGTTCCTTCTATGACAACGATTTTCCATTGATAGAAGTCATTTCCGAAAACATGTACGCAACATCCGATTTGTTTGAGAAAATTATGGTCCGCAAAATAAAAAATGTAAACGAAAAAGAAGGACGAAAAAACAAATCAATGTTGAATTACAAACTTATCTATAAACAAGACTCTCAAATTATCCCTGAAACAATCGATTGTGTGTTGTATGACGGAAAAGATGCATACCAATTATTCAGAGTTCATGACGCTTCCAATCGATGTTTTTCATATCAAAATCACTCCAATAAATACTACGGATCAATATTTTTCTTGTTGTATTATTATTATTATCAGGTTTTTATGACCGATAACCAAAATAAATTAGAAATATATAAGGCTATAATTATAGAGTTGTTGAACAAAGTGAACAAAAAAGATTTTTCTATACAGTGTCATGGTTTCAATAAATCTATCAGCGCAATTAAAAAATCGAGATATTTAAAGAAAAAGCCAGGAGTTCTAGTGTCATCATAAAAAAAAAAGGAAAATCTAAATAAATTTGTATATTAATAATAAATAATGTATCAAAAGCAATTTTGGATGTTTTGTGTTCTCTTTTTGATAATAACTCTTTTGAGTTCTTTTGGGGGCGGAATCAGATATAGAGAAAACTTTTTGGAAGAGGTTTTCGATCTTAACGATGTCACCGATTTTATAACCGATACCAGAAATTATTTTCCAATTAACTTTCCAACATCAGTGACCGAAGAAAATGATGAATCCGAAAAAAAAATTGAAGAAGAAACAGTACCCACAGTTCCCATTCAATTGAACGAACCGGTTCCCGTTCTACCCGGTATTACAAGCCAATATAACATCATTGAAGCTTACACTGGCGAAGCGTTTGCTGCTTTTTGAATAAAATGAACGACGACGAAATAAAAACAATATCTTACGACATTAACGAAACTTTAATAGGAATAATAAACAATGTGTTGAATAATCAAATTCCGCATTTGATAAATGTTATATCAGTCAAAGAGAACATTGACAAATCAGACTTGGTCCAAATAGTTGATCGATTTAATCAAAATTATTTAAATAATACGAATGAAAATCAGTGAGTTTGTCCAAATGATGGGTTTGCCATTTATCATTATCTATGATACATTTGAAGTTAATAATATTATCATCAACAAAATGTATTTTTTCATTTGTGGGTAATAATGTATCTTCCACAAATTGATATATTTCTCGTTGGGGTTTTATCAATCCATCATTCGATGTGAATCGTTTCTCTTCATCAACATAATCATATATATCAGTGTTTGCCAATGCACAAATATTTTCGCACCAATCTATAGGAGCATTTGTAAACAATCCAAAACTTTTCTTACCATATTTTTGTAGTTTTCTAAATGATAGTTTATCGTTCAAAGTCATCATATTATCAATTGTTCGATAATCGATGTCTCCAAATACAAATTCGTTATACTCTAAAATATTTTCTTGGTAATGTTTTGGATTTATACCGATTGCAGTATGGCCGAAAGTTTTATAAAAATAGGTGTTAATTGCTTTACTCGCTTTGGTGGATTTGTTAAACTTCTTTTGAATATATTCAATGGATTTGGTCTCTACAAAATTGCTTATATGTTTGTTCTTAATTAACACCCCATCAAAATCCAACAAAACAGAAGAGGACATTATATTAGTATAATATAAAAATGGAAGAATCTTATACGAGAATTATTGTTATTGGATTTTCAATTTTTTTATCCATTATTTTATTAACAGTGCTTATCCTATCTTTCCAACATATTACTATTACAAGAAAGTATGAGGTAAAAGAAAACAGCGAAGATGATAATAAAGAAGGTGGTGCTATGGAAGAACCATCAAATAAATCTACGGTTGCTTCAGAAAATGAATCAACTGATCAAGAAGAAAAGGAACAAAAATCATCTAGTGAAGTGGCGTCTTTGTTATTAGATGACGGATTATCCTCTGACGAAATTCTTTCAACTTTGATCAATAAAGAAAATGAAAGAGAACGCTGTTGCTTTAATACGAAATTCGATTGCACATCCCCAACAAACTGTGTAAGTGGGGTGGAAAAAAGATGTGGTGTGTTCGCGGATAAGCTGTGTGAAGAATCATTGATAGATTGTGTGTTGTATGACAAAGTGCAATGCAACACACATCCAAACAACATTTTTTGTGAATACAATGGAGCAACAGAAAAATGTGAAAATATACCAAATGCTCACGGTGGACACGAGATTGAATGCTCACAATTTATAAGGTTTAAGAATATCAACTTTCCCCATATGAAATATAACTGCGCAAATAACCTTTTATTCTAAAAGTTTCACAGATGTAATGTTTTCGTACAATTCAAAAAATGGTATCCTCATCCCGTAACCAGTGATCAAGTATCTTTTATTTTTCTCTATTTTTGTTATGGTTTCTACTGCATCAAAAACAAATAACAAATATCTGTTGTCGATGACGTATATGTTATTATTGGTATCGGACACTACATTCATGATATTCTTTTTGTTAATACCTACAACGAAGTCATCTTTTATGACGATTTCTTTTCTAAATTTTGTAATAAAAAAATAACTATAAAAAAGAATTATATAAATTATGGCAGAATAAATGTAAAAATTAAAATAATGAACGTTGAAGAACATTTATTTATTATCTATTAATAAAATTAAAATTCGTATTATGATAAGAAACCCATTGTGTTTAGCTTCGCTAAATAAATCGTTGTACGAGACACATTTATCAAAGTTGAACCCACAATTGGTTATATGTGTTGGGCCAGCAGGTACTGGGAAAACAATGTTAGCTTGTAAACATTCGATTACACATCTGACCAACAAAAACTATAATAAACTTATCATAACAAGACCGAGTGTCTCGGTGGAAGAGGATATTGGGTTTCTTCCTGGTGATATAAATCAAAAGTTGTATCCATATTTAATACCTATTTATGAAAATTTAGAAAAGTTCTCTGATAAAAGCACGATCATGAAAAATTTAAAGACAAATGTAATTGAAATCGTGCCTTTAGGTTATTTGAGAGGGCGCACGTTTGATAATACTATTATTATTGCTGACGAAATGCAAAACGCAACGCATAACCAAATGATGACATTGTTGACCCGAATAGGATATAACTCAAAAACAATAATCACGGGGGATTTGGATCAATGTGATTTACAAAAAACAAACGGACTGAAAGTGTTTTTGGACAAATTAAATAAAAATAACAACCAAAATAACATTAAAGACATAGAAGTAGTGAAACTTGATTCGGATGACATACAACGAAGCGAACTCGTAAAAGCGATTATTGATATTTACAAAAATTAAATTATATGATTTACATTTTCATACTTTTTTTTCGATGACTGGTGTTTTGAAAAAAACAATATGTATACAAATATGATAATTATTAAAGTCAAAATGAATATATCTTCGTCAATATACATCATTGTTTTTTAAGAAACAGAAATTAATATAGATAAACTAAACAAGGACAATATCATTATAGACAAATATGTATCATTCGAGTTGATATATGCCCACCTATATTTCAAATAATTTAACATCATCGACGATGTTAAGAAATTTATCGTCAGGATTAACAATAAATCTTTGTAACCTTTAATTGATTCCTTCTGTAAAATATCATACTTTTTTAACAGTTTATCCACATACAAAAATATGCTTCGATTAATCATGATACCGATACCCATAACAACAATGTATTTATACAACACGGGGGGTTTAAAGAGATAAACAACTCGTTTAAGATATGCTTGATACGGAAGGATGATGGTTTTGTTATTGATATTGAAGTGTTTTTGTACGAACAATATATCAACAACATAAGTAAGAAATACGCCAAACATCAAATCGTATAATAAAAGGTTTGTTTTATTTCTTGGGAAAAAATATTTGATAACACCAACGGATAAGGATATTGTTAGGTTTGATACGAAACTTCTTTTAATGACATCGTTATCTATGATGATTGAATCTTTCATTTATATATAGAGATTAATTTTTTTCTTCGTAAGAGAAAGACGGTAATATTTTAGAATTGAACTCCACTTCGTTCAACAAAGTACCGATTAAAGCGGATTGCGATAAAGAATCGTTTATGTCACACGTTTGTGAGGCACATACGGGAGTTCGTTTCTGAGGCACACTCCACTCTTGTCCCGGTAACAACTTCATATTGCTATTCACATTGGAATATGTTTTAGATAACTCACAATGATATTTCATTTTATCCATATTTCTTTTCGCTTGTAACGCAGATAGCATCGTCTCTTCGTTTAACGCCTTGTATTGCTTGTAAAAATCACATGTTTGTTCTTCCACAGAATCATCTTTCTTCAATTTCTCCTGCAACATATCAATATATTCTTTACTTTTAGCTTTCACGGTTTTAATAGTTGATTTATTTAAATCAGGCCGGGAAATTCTGTGTTCCACATTTGTATTTTTTTCGATTAATTTTACTGATGGAGTTTCTTCTGTTGTCTTTTTATCAATATTTTCTTTAGGTTTGTTTTGCGTTTTCAGTGATATTTTATAATCTTGATATTCGGGTGTTTTCTTCAAATATTCTATTAATTTATCTTTATCTTTATTCATGCCCCTGTATTTCATTACGAGAAACTCTATATATATTGGATCATCTTCCGTCTCACTTGTTGGCATCAACTCTCTCAAAGTGTGAACTATCAAATTGTAATCTTGTATGTCGTTGTTTGATGTTGTAGAGGCAAATTCGGTGTTTTGTTGAATGTCGTTCAATCGTTTGTATTCCATAGATTTCTTAATGTTGTTATGCAAATCGAGTAAACTATGTTTCTGGGTTTTGATTTCATTGAACTCGAAGTTAAGTTCGTCTTCGGACGGGTCTCTGTCAAGTAACAGCTCGTATGTGTCGATTATACTAAAGTACAGTTGTTTGTCCTCCTCGCTCAAATCCATGTATAACTCGTCTTTAAAAGACTCAATGAGTTTCTTGTGTATTTTGTTTGACTTATAGTTATATATCAATAATAATATAGAACTTACCAAAAAAATAAATACCAAACAAACAATAATCATATTTTATATAATTTGATATTAAATATAGAGAACGACTGCTACATTATTCGTTCATGTGTAAAATTTAGTATTGATACCCATACTCTGAATTTCTTGAAACAACAGTTTACTAGCAAACGGTATTCTGATTTCAGAAAAGGTCGTCTTGTTGTTACACAAATTACAAATGAATATATTCTGTCCGGGATTTACATTTGCTATATTTCCACACTTTTTACAAGTGAACACCCTATAGTTATCGGAACAGTCGATAAATCTCTCCTTTAAGAAATTCATCGTCCCATGTCCCCAATTACACTCTACTTCCATTTCTCCTAACCGCAAACCTCCGTCTCTCGCCCTGCCCTCTGCGGGTTGTCGGGTGAGTAACACCACCGGACCATTGCTATTTCTCGAATGAATTTTGTCACATACCATGTGTTTCAAGCGTTGATAATAGGTGGGACCTATAAATATGGATGTCTTCATCTGTTCACCCGTTCGACTATTGTACATCAACTGATTTCCATGAGGTTCTAACTTACAATCATTCGCCAATATGTTGCATATGTCGTTTACGCTAATGCTTGTAAAAGGTGTGGCGTTACCTACTGTTCCTAAATTCGCACACGCTTTACCCATAATAGTCTCTATAAGTTGAGCGATTGTCATTCGACTGGGAATAGCGTGTGGATTTATGATAATATCTGGCACCAAACCTTCTTTTGTGTACGGTAGATCTTCTTGGGAATACATTATTCCTATACTTCCTTTCTGTGCATGATTACTACTCAACTTATCTCCGATGGTCGGCTCTCTAAAATTTCTAATCTTAATTTTACAGAAGCTATATCCGTCTGCACTGGTGTTCTTAAAATATGTGTCGTTTGTGCACGACATATCGATATATCCTATTTCATTATTCTTCATAGTGATGCTATTATCCTTATGGAAGAAACTAGTGGATGTCTTTTGTGGCATACATTTCCCAATGATCACATCGCCCGCTTCCACGAATGTGTTTTCAGACACAAATCCATGCTCGTTTATTTTGTCATAGTTTTGTGGTTTGTTTACAAACGATTCCATCTCTGTCGGATTACAAAATATTTCCTCCTCTCCGGTAGACAAATTTTTATTACATTGTTCTTTTAAGGTTCGATAAAAGGTTGAGGTAAACAACCCCCTTTGTACGGATGAACGATTCAGTATAATAGAATCCTCCTGGTTATATCCTGTATAGGTCGCAATTGCAACTATTACATTTGTACCACACGGCATATTACTGAGATTCAACATGGTAGACATGTTCGTCTTCACCAAGGGTTGTTGTGGATAATTCAACACATGTGACAGAGTGTCCAATCTAGTTTTGAAGTTTGTTGCATACAAACCAATCGCTTGTTTTCCCATTGCCGAGTTGTGAATCATGAAATTGTCCCCACCAATAAACGAATGCTCGTCAGCGTCCACCGTTATATCTGCAATAATGTTATTATGCCCTTCTTGTTTTTGTAATGTTTGGATCGGAACGAAACACGAATTTTCGTTGATGTCAATCATATTTGTAAAAGTTTCGAATGTCATCGAAACACCGTTTGCTATCATTTTTAGATATTCTACATACACACCTAGCTCACGATTATTGTTTATATTGTAAGGGTATCCAATATTGTCAGCGAATCGAATGATATTCTCTTCTTCGCGTATCACTTTTATATATAAATTATCTTCCATCTCAATACTGTTCTTTTGTAAAACTTTTTTAACAAAATTCGTTGTTTCAATACAGTCTTCACTGAGAATCATTGTCAATGTTTCACATTTATTTCCACTAAACATACCTCTCACAAACTCCGTCTGTATGTATATACTCGAATTTTTAATCCATTCAGGAATCGAGTTGTTGTTAGGAATCATCTTTGATATGAGGTCTTTGAACGATAGAATATCATATCCCAAATATTTGACATCTTCAACGACTTTAGGATTGTTGAAATCACCTTCGATAAACATGTAACCAACAAGTCTTGTCAAAATACCCATGTGTTCGCAGTCATCAATTCGTTTGTCAATGTTTTGCAACGACCACCGTTCGGTGTAATCAAACGACACACCGACTTTGTAATTATTATCGTACGCTTCCTTCATTTCAACCCAACCATGATCGGTCATAAATTTGTGGTCATAGGTTGCTGTAATCTTGCGACCACTTATTGTAACTAGTGTGTATATCTCTTTTTCTGTAGGTTTGACATACTGATTGATTACTTTTGTGTTTTTGTAAGTAAAGGTTTTTGGACAGAATGATTTCACTGTATCTCCAATTTTAACATTTTTGATTTGTTTTCGTGATCCATCTGCCATTAGAACATTTTCTTCCGGATCTAAACATTGGTATGTGTTTCTAGGTGCTTGGTTATGATTAGAGAACGGAATGTTACTCGCAAGCACCCCCAAAATCAATGATGGATGAATCTCCATATGTGTGTAGTTCAGTTGCAATCGTTCGCCCTTCTTTCCTTTGAACAGATCATTATATACGCTCGCGATCATCAATGTGTTGTTCTCTTCCACATCCACATATTCTATAATCGATTCGTATTTGCCAATCGCTTTCTCGTTGTTTATTGTAATGTCTGCTATCAAGTTATTCCAACTAATTTCTTTATTTTTTAATGCAAGCACATATTTTTTATTGAACAATAGTTTGTTATTTTTCACAATATAAATTGGTCTTACGCATCTACCCGCTTCGGTTGATATGTTGATCGTATTTTTGGAGATGTCCCAACTGATACTGGTGTAAATATTGATGATACCTCGTCGTTTGTATGAAATCATCTTCTCGTACAATTCTTTCGGGTTTGTGTGAATGCCAACAATATTACCATTTACAAACACCCAAGTGTTTTTGTTAAATTTATCGATATTGTCAATTGTTAACAAAGTAATCCCGAACTCTTTTAGATAGGTGTAGATACTACGAGAATCACTAGCGATTGTGATTGTAGACACGATCGAGATATTTTTCACAAGACCTACACTGCTTCCTTCTGGAGTTTCCGACGGACAGATGATACCCCATTGCGTATTGTGCAGTTTTCTCGGTTGAATCAGTTTGCCCGATTTTTCCATCGGCGTGTTTACCCTTCTCAAATGTGAAATGGTCGCATTATAAGTTAATCTGTTTAATACTTGGGCGACACCTTGTTTCGCATTTGTATTCTTAATTCCCCAATTACCCGTTGCCAGACCGTACTTCAAACCCGATTCAATAGTGGAGGGCTTCACAATCTTGTAAATGTTACTTTTATTGATCAAATTGACCAAATCATTCGTAACCTTCCAACTTCCGTTGTTTAACTCTTTGTAAATCATATTTTTGACATCCTTTACCACTTTTCCGTAATACTGCCGGAACAGATTTGCAATCATGATACCCGGTGTATCCACCCTCTTATTCAGATAACTGTCTCTATCGTCCATCGGGAAAATACCGAGAAAGCATTTTAATAATTTGTTTACCATATAACCCAAATACAGCGCCTTGGTAAAACGATCATCCCCAACATGAGGCAGAAAATCGTTCTTCAAAATATCCAGTATTATATTGATTCTTTTTGAACGATTTTGCATAATCTCTTTTGGGTATCCACTAATGTTCAGAAACTTCTGTAAATATTCTAATGCGGACAATCGATTCAAGATTGTGTTACCGTCTTCAATAGAGCCCTTCAAGTTATCTATCAATATTTTGTTGTTTGGATCATCCAAATCATAAACACACAATTTTACAATATCCTTGTCCGATTCAAAACCTAAAGCACGAAACAATACGAACACCGGAATATCGATTCTAATATGATGTATACTAGCCCGAATATAATATCCAAACTGTGTTTGCTTTGAAGACAATTTCAACGATGTTAACTTCGGAGGACCAAATATGTTGTCGGGTACCGATCGAATCTCCGCGATATGTGAATATTGGGACAATTTGTTGTCCAAAAACACATATGTTTTGTTCTCTGCGATGCGATCGTGACTAATAACGACTTTTTCGTTTCCGTTGATGATAAAATACCCTCCGTAATCATACTTACACTCTTGTGAGTTGATTTTGAAATAAGGATTTTCCAATATACAATAGTTGGATCCCACCATAATCGGAATCTTTCCGATGTTCACATTTCGCATGATCTTTTTACATTCTTCTTTTTTGTTATCGTTGTCATACCACTTAATGTGTATCTTAAACTCAACATACACATTCGAGGAATAACTAAAATTTCTCTGACGCGCATCAGTGGGTGTCATCAACTTTGTGCTTCCGTCTTTCTCATATATCATAGGTCTTGTCATAACCGGTTTCGAAACATTGATATAGATGGTGTACTTAAAATCATCGAGTTCGGGAAGATACTTATGATGAATTTGTAAGTCGTTGAAACCTTCAATAATCTGTTCCAACTTGTTTAACACGAAGTCGTTATAAGATTCTACCTGATGTTTGATTAAACATTTGCTATGAGACTCGTCGAAATATGATTGGATAACATCCCATGTATATTTTTCAAACTCCAAGGGTGTTAAATCATATTCCGACATATTGGTGGTAATAATTGGTATTCTTAATTTAAAAGTTAAATCAATTTTTAATAATATATATTATTCGATTAGAGTTGGAATACAAAAATGATTTATGATGATTATGTTAAATATACCAACAAATATAGAAGTATTTACGGTGAAAAAACAATCGTGTTTATTGAAATCGGTTCTTTTTTTGAGATTTATGGTGTAAACAATGAAAACGAAATATCTGGTGCCAATATGATTGAGATGGGTAATATGTTGAACATTCAAATCTCAAGAAAAAACAAATCCATTTTGGAGAATTCCAGAGATAATCCCATGATGGCGGGGTTTCCAAATCATTCGC